CTTTCCCCAAGAATCTGAAAGATGCTTGGATTCAGCCCCCGGCACCTGCCAGCAATTTACAGACTGAGCAGACTCTTTACATGAAGGGTGCGGTACATCACGCCCAGGATGTAAACGTCGCCAATTCGGTAGACCCGCTTCGCACGAAGCTAGAAGTGTTGGAATATGTAGATTCCAAACGAAAGATTCTCGTGTTAGACGCCAAGAAAGTCATATACACCGGAGAAAATGAGTTCAAACGAATCAATTTCCTTTCATCGAACTGGTGGAATCGACCGAAGGCTTTCTTCGGCATGGGACTAGGTTTGATCGTCGGCCAGAACCAGCGTGTCGATCAGGGAACTATTAACGCTATCCTGAAAATCCTGTCATATGGTGTCAACCCGATCTATCTAAAGCGCAGAGACGGAAACAATCTCACTCAGATGGTCAAGACGAACGTCGGCAAGATTATGACGGTCGATGGTGACGACGTAAGCAAGGCATTCAGTTTGATGGAGACGCCCAAGGTTCCGGGCGACATTTGGAATGCGCTACGAGAGTCAGAACAAGCGACAGAGTCTTCGTCCGGCGCAGACCAACAGTTAGTTCAGGGTAGTTCAGCAGGCCCACGTTCTTCTATGGGCCGCACTTCTGGTGGGGCGGCAATTCAAGCGTCCGCTTCAGCGACAAGACTGGATGGCCCGCTAGACAACTTCATCGAGCAAGTGTTCAAACCGTTCCTGTACATAGTAGATGAAACCGTGTTCAAGAAGATGAGTGACGCAGCAATCATCCATATTCTGGGTGAGGTGCTCGGTAAATCACTTACAAAAAGTCTTGACATGCAACAGTATTGGGATTCCCAGATTGACTTCGAAGTTCTTGCGGGCGCTTCAATGGCGGCAAAGAGGACGATGAGCCAGTCACTCGTGATGCTTACACAGTTCCTTGACAATCAAAATCTGGCTCAAGCTCTTAGTGAGATGGGTCTATATATTGATTTTAACGTTATCTTCAAGATGTGGATGGAAGCATCAGAATGGAAGTCGAGTCAGGATATCGTTAAACCAATGCCGCCGGATGTTAAGGCAAAAAGAGACGCTAATTCTCCTGCTGCGATTGCACAGATGAGAACTCAAGCACAGCAACAAGCGAATGATACGAAGTTCCAACAAAAACAGGAAATTGAAGACCAATCGACGAATAATCGTATCAAGCGTGATTTAGTAATCGCATCAGCAAAAGCAAGCGGTCTCTCGGAAACCGTTGAAGGAACTCCGTCTACCGCAGGTTTAGCAGGGCAAGAACCAACTGTTGAATAACATTCGTAGCTTTATAACCTACGAAGGGGAGTGCTACCACACTCCCCACCTTTTGGTAGAAAGGAAATATGACGATCATTTACAAATACACGAATCTCATCAATGGGAAAGTGTACGTGGGCAAGACGGCTCGAACTTTAGCCGCTCGACAAGCCGAGCACGTTTACGTGGCTAAAGTAAGGCTGAATGCTCATTGGGGAAATGCTCTGCTTAAATGGGGAATTTCATCCTTTGCTCGTGAAGTGTTATGTGAGGTAGAGGACGAGTTTGGTGCTTTTGTTGAGATTCTGTTTATCGCCGCCCTACGGTCGTCTGATCATCGGTATGGATACAACAGTACTGACGGCGGTGAAGGGGTAAGCGGATGGCATCATACCCAAGAAACCCGAAAGCAGATTAGTGAGTCCGTGAAGAAGAATCCAAAAGGGTTTTTCATTAAGAACCATCGCTATGGTAAAAGGTCCCCTGAAGAAATTTTGAAATCCTTACATACTCGGTACGGTCCTGAGTACACGCCAAGAGGCGAAAGTTTGCAAGAACGTGCGGCTCGTAGGAAGACACCTGAACAAATCTTTGAATCTGCTCGTAAGGGATGGCTCAAAAGAAAGAATCGACCTGAAGGCATGAATGCTGGACGGAAACGTGGAACAGCGGGTCGTTTAGAAAAAGTAGTATAGTTTTTCTTAACGGGCCACGATAATGATGCGCTGGACGGAAAGGGTATATGAATAAACTTCGCAAGCTACTCCGTTCATCTCTTCTCTGGATTCTGTTGGCACCATACGGAATCTTCGGGCTCGGTGTTGCTTCTAACCAAGCGGTTTTAATCGCTAACCACGACAAGTTTCCCGTCATGCTCAATGCTCGTAAGTTGGACAAGATTCTCAATCAGGATGCTCTGGCGGATATAGAAGCGATCTTTGGAATCAAGCCTAAGGCACCTATCGCAAAGACGGCGGACCCTGACGGAATGATTGACGATGTTCATTGTGTCATGACTAGCAAGACACACCTCAACGCTCTCGCAGACGTGTTCGATCTCGGTTCTATTTACAGTATCGGGGATTTCACACTGTATCTAGGCGAGTGGCTGATGGGCTTTACGCCTTTCGTTTGGGGATATGCGGTGATCAAGAAAGCGTACGACAG